AAAAAGAATCGCCTTCGTTTAAAAGGCCTGTAAGAAAACCACGGTTATCAGCTTCTTTTTCTTTAAGACTTAAGATCAACTCGTTTTGTACGGCAATAACCTTAGCCGGATCAAACACCGGCTTTGAGGTTTTTTCCGTAGCGCAGCTAACGGCTAGTAGTGTTAAGAGTAGGGGTTTCATCATCACTCCGCTGCTGTATAGGTGATACTTGCACCATATTCTAAACCGCAACTTGTTGTGTTGGTAAAAGCATTTGAGCCTACTGGAAGGTCTCGATATATATAAAGATCTCCAACCGTCCGTATTTCAATAGCTCCTATTGATGTTGTGTCAAGGGCTCCATTATTACGCATATAGAAACCTCTCTTTATCTGTATAGCTGGAGAAGCTGGCAGATACGCCGTAGGAATTGGCCCAGATAAAAAAGTTGATGTCGTTCGACTTGTTCCATTAAATGCTGGAATAGTCATGGTTACTTGCCTACCAACCTTAGTGAATAAAACATCAACGTCAACTGTACTTGCCGCACCAGTTCCATTAAATGTCATCGTTATAGTCTCTGTTGACTCTTTGTAAGACTTAATCAACCCCCGGACTACCATTAGCCGCAATCTCAAGCCCGATTGGGGGGACTTGGCCAATATCCCGCCACTCTTCGATATAAACTTCAAAGCTAAATGAAAGCCAATCGTTATTTCCTAAAGGTTGATTGTTTGAGTAAAGTCCCGATTGGTTTTCGTATCCAATTCTGATTTTATCTTGTTCGGTCGTGATAGCCGTATAACAAGCGCCATTGTATGCCGTGTCAGTATAATTTACTGCGCCTGAAGCATTCTTAATTTTAGACCACGTTCCAACTCTTGTCGTGCTGCCAGCATCATAATAATCAGAGTCAACCGTTAGACCTGAAGGAAGTTGGAAGTAAGGCGAACCTGCCGCCGTGCCAGCTTGAAACAGGCCATCAACTCTTAATTTATTGCCTATCCTGAAAAGGTTTATTTTATCGTTGCCGATAGTGCCGAAGTTTGTTGGAGTTACTGTTTTGTTTGTTATCGGGCCTAAAGCCAAATCCTCACTAGTCGGATAAATCGTGGCGATTGGGTCGAAGTCGGCCCATGTGGGTTTTGAGGCTAGAGCCACGTCACCACTTATTATAGTTGAGGTAGTATTTGCAGTAGTCGTCACGGTTACCGTGTTTGCGTTTGTATTAAATCTTGCATCACCGTAAACAGAACTAACGTTGGATTTGAAACTTGCAGATTGGAATAGTCCAATTGGTGTTAATATGTCTGGAATAGTGACTGTGTAGGCATTTGAACTAGGGTGAGTAAAGTAAAAGTTGAAAGTTAAACGCCATTTACCGTTAGTTGTTTTGTATGGCTGAAACTCGGCTCTGTAATTCGCTATTGAACCGGCTGAACAAGTAACAACTACATCCGACTCGGTATATGTTTTCCATATCCCATCAAACCCAGCAAAAGAACGGCCTGGGCCTACCTCGAAGTTGTCGAAGTAAACCGAGTAACCACTGGCATTTGTAGAGGCTACGTGAATGATTAGCCTGTAGTCGTTGCTTGACGTATCGTAAGGAGCAAACGCTATTCTATGACGGTATTTATTGCCCTTAATCTTATAGCCGTTAGTAGGTGAAGGTAGGCGTAATAACTTGCGACTGATCTTTGTCGTAAATAAAAACCTGCAAGTCATCGTCTGCGTAGTTAGCGTCGGTAGCGTCAACGTCAAACCAAATGCCTAAAACCTTGTTTTGATCTGCGCGATCAATTGTAAAATCATAGCTAACGCCTTCGCCTTGCCTATCAGCAGCGTCTACCGTTAACTCAAAACTTGCGTCGCCGCGAAGTATCTCGGCTGCTGTCGTGTTTCGCGTCCAGGTTACGTTAGCCGTACCGCCCGTACCGTCGGCAGGAGTAGCCGCCGCCGCATCTGCGTAAGTAGCCCAGCCCGCCGTTCCGGTTTCGGCGTTAGGGTTTTCGATGTAGTTAACACCACCCGTGCTGCCAGCAGAGCCTATAGCCGTCTCGTTTCCGCTGCTATCTCGCATGTACAGTAAACCGTTACGGTTTACGACTTTGTGCGAGCCGCTAGCCGGATCGTCAACGCTACTCGTTCCCTGATCTGTTAGTATTTGGCTGTTAAACCGTGGGTTTTTAGATACGTAACTCATAATTAATTCCTTCTAAATATCCTCGAAAGGATGTGAGTTATACGACAAAGTAATTCGTTCCGTCACTTACCACAGTAACAGAAGCATAATCACTATTAACAACGTAAGTTTGCCCCGCCATCTATCGTCTTAGCTCCCGGCGTGTTAAGGGTAAGTGTTATTAGTCGAAGCACTACCGCTAACGTCTTTTTATAACTAAATAAAGCGTAGCCGATGCCGCTGGAAGGGTCAAAGACCTAGCTGCCGTGGTATCGACAAAGTGTATTCTCTCATCAGTAAGCGTTACGTCACTCGATACCGAGACGTTTCCTCTGGTTGCTCTAACTGCGTCTATTTGGGTCTGTATGGCACTCGTAACCCCAGACAAATAACCGATCTCTGTAGCCGTTGCGCCGTTTACTTTTAAACCCGTTGCGCTTTTGGCAAGAGTCGATCCGTCCAACTCAAGGCTAAACGTCGAGCCAGATAACTCTAAACCTTCTCCGTCTGCCGTGTACGTGCCTGCACCAAAAAACTGGTTAAAGTTAATACTATCCGAGCCAAGTGTCGTAACTTCCTCGTATTGATACCAACCCGTATTTGCGTAAGTAGATCCCTCGGCTACCGTAACAAGAGCCTGGTTTGACTCGGCTGCGCTGTTAAAATCCTCAGTCCGTGACCACGAGCCAGTGCTTACCTCGTAAAGTCCGTTTTCGCTATCCGTGCCCCTGCTCGGTAACAAGGCATATAGTCGCCCGAAGTAAGAGCAATGCCGTCGATAGTTTGCTCGCCAGAAAGCGTTATAGCTGCCGTAGTCTTGGCCTTAGCGCCTTGCTTTACCTTAACCCCGTTAGCAAGTCCGTCAACGTACTGCTTAGTCGCGGCCTGTAAAGCCGTCGTAGGATCGGCGTTTAAATTAACAGCACCGGCAAACGTAGTAGCCTTGTTATTAGCAATTGCCATGGCTTCGGTAGGAATGTTAGATCCGTTAGCCGTAACCTTAAAACTAAGCTTTCCAGGGGAGCTAGTCGTGCTAATCGTTCCCGTAGTATCGGCAAGTAAATCAACAGAGCCAAATAAGTCGTAGTGTGATCCGGTCCAACCTGACGCTAGCAATGATAGTAACGTCATCCCATTTGTGACGTTAGCATGTGAGGTCGTATTACTATTCGATCTCGCACCAAGTATTACTGGCTGCAATGTTGTTGAATGCTTGTGGATAACTAACTCGGCAGGTGTGCTTCCGCCAATATCGTTAACTCTTAGACCGGCTGCGTAAGTAACGCCGTTAATATTGACGCCAGCCGTCTCAAGCCCAGGATCACCCGCCTCAACATGACCGTCGGTGTTGAGATTATTAATCCCACTTACGTTGTCCGAGTCATCTATCGTCACGCCTGACGATTGAAGCGCTTCGCCGTCCGTATCAAACCTAGGCACCTCGTTATCAGAAGCACCGGCAACGTCGTCTAACTTAGCGTCTAACTGGCTTTGTATTTCTGACGTTGCGTTATCTAAATAACTTTAACTCGGTTGGCCGTTTATGGTATTGATCGACGCAACACCAGTAATGTTATCGCTGTCATCTATTATTACGCCTGAGTTTTGAAGCACCTTACCCGTTGCCAAGTCAAAGCGAGCCACGGCTTTATCCGTACTGCTTGCAGGTCCAGTAACGTCGGCTGTATTTTGAGTAATACGCTCCCAGCTAAGCCCGTTCCATTCGTATATGTCGTCGGTATCGAGAACAAGCCTGCACTCGCCAGTAACCGCACCTGTAGCAGGTAAATCGCCCGATGTATTTACCGCATCTCCCCAATAAGCTGAACCACCACCGCTCGGTGGCCACGCTGCACTAGCCATAATTAACCTCCCACCGAACTACCGGATACCCAGATATCGCACTGGCCATCAGGTGTACCGCCAGCAGCTACAAAACTAATTCTGAGCTGCCCAGCAGGTATTTGGTTAATGTAAGCCCGCAAAGCGTTGTCGTCAGAGTCGGCAAAGCTGTAGCGTTGCGCTCAGGGTTAAGGTATTCCAGGCGCTAAAAATTGCGGTCGTCTTTGTAAATTCTATGCTGTACGTAAAACGTGCCGGTATTGTCCGTCACACTAGAGCAATCAATATTGAAGGCTATGTTGTCTAGGGTTTTGATCGTTACCGGATCGGTTTGAAAATTGCTAGCAAGCGTCTTGGCGCTTTCTAATTGATGAGACATCACGTTCTTTTTTGCCACGTTTTATCCTCCTCGTGGGTTATGCCATGGTTAGGCTAGGCGTTGACCTTCGGTCATTAAACTTTGGCCAATATCTCCCGTGAGCTCTATCTGCTCGCTTCCTGGACAAATCTTGGCTTGCGTATTCTTCTTTTCTATATATTTGCTGATATGACCTTATCTTATCAGGTCTTAACGATGGGTCTATAGGAGAATCCATACAAAATAGAATAAATGCAATTCTTTTTTGGTAGTTAAGTTCCGTTAGGGTTTTCTGCTGCGTAGTCTGTTGATTTTATCTACCATGTACTTGTGAAGCCCTGGGTAAATCGTGCGCAAAGCGTCCATGTGGTGCATCGTAATCGTTCCGCTTTCCATCTCGTCAAATACGCTAAACGGATCACTTACAACCTGCGCTTTTTGTAAAAACTTATTCATTTCGTATTCGGACGGCTCGTATTTAGCCTTAGGAGCAAACAACGAATCTGGCGCTACCTCTTTAGGTATTTCGTTGTAAAGATAACTTATCGCTTGTCCCCATTTTAGCGCTAAGCCTCTCGGCAATAACCGGAGCACCTTCCTCGCCTATAGGCTTTACTAACTCAGATATTTTAGTGGTGCTTTGATCTGGGTTAGATATCCACTTAATCATGTCGTCTCGGATACGCTCTATTTTTTTAATCTTGTATTCTTTTATGGCTTTAGGCTGTTTTAACTTTTTTTCTTCTTTATTCGTCTTTGTAACGAAAAATCCTAGACGTAGCATCAAGCGCTGTGGTTGTTTTTAGTAGGAAGCACCTTTTTTGCTTCCGACATGCGTTTAATAATTTCTGGCAAGCGGTCTATTTTTTCTGCCGACTTTTTCATAGCCTGTTCTGTAAATAACATACCGCCGTATTTATTTAACGCTACAGCCATAGTTTGATCGCCGTAACGTCTTGCCAACTCACGGCCTAGCATGGGTATAAGCCCACCAATTACAGCACCGACAGGACCGCCAATAATCGCGCCACCTGCAATACCGCCAGCACCTAAGTTAATAGACGTTAGCCCAAAATCATTATTTCGCGCTTCTCTCGCGGCAGATTTTCTTGCGATGTTTTCTGCTTGCGTTAAATTGCCTAGTAACCGCTGTTTTTCTATTAAAGTCTCTGCTGCCTCAACGTCTAATCGCCTTGTCGTTTGGCGTATCATTTTATTTATCTCGCGAGGTATCGTCGCAACAACTTCTGCCGTATTAACGTCTATTCCAGCGTTTTGCGATATGTAGGCTTTTTCAGCGATCTTTTGAAATGCGCTTTTTTCTAGGTTTGCTTGCCTTAAGGATAAAGTAGCACCTGACTCTGCTAAATTTTCTAGCTGTGTTTCTACCCTATTAACAAAAGGCTTATATGCTTCTGTTTGAAAATACTTTTGTTATTGCTAATTGCCGATCGAATGTTTGTAATTAACTCATCTGTGTTAATTCTCGCAAGATCTCCAAAATCATCGTCAAACTTTTTGCAAGGCCTTCGCCGACATCTTTTCTTAACTCAGTATTTCTACTTAAAAAGCCTGTCGTACATATCTGATTTACTAGACAAGGGAGTTATAATGTTTTCGTCTAATAAGTCTTTTCCGATAACCTCTAGCCTTTGCGTTGGCTTTACACCGACTAAGTTTCCAGTCTCATCAACTAGCTCTTCCATAGCCCGTAAACGCTCTTGTTGGCCTAAGTTTGGGTTTAGCGCTTCAACAGCCTTTTCTTGGCCAAGTTTTCTTAAATCTTTTCTATCTTTAATAGCATTAGACAATTTTTCTCTGGCTTCTCTAGCTACCTTTGCCTTACTAGCTAACTTAGACAGGCCGCCAGCCATCTCGCTAACGCCGCCAAAAAGAGAGCCTAAACCTACGCCGTACATTAACGTTTCGGCTGCGTCGTCGGGATCTCCCAAAACAGCCTCGGTAAAAGCGTAGGGAGCCGATAACAAAGCACCTTCAACGCCAGTACCTATAATCTTTTCTGCTGCTTTTTTGATACCCTTTTCACTGACTTCGCCTGCCGCACGTGCTGATAAAGCCTTGGTTACAGCTTTACCCGTCGCCTCGCCAGCCTTGGTAGCTGCTTTAAAAGCAGGGCCACCGTAAAAAAACGAAGTCGCTGCACCAGTAACACCACCGGCAATGTTCAAGGCGCTAAAATGCTTTTTTAACGCTTCTTTTTTAGCAACCTCTAACGGCGTTTTGGTTTTATCGTAAATAAGTTCTGGTATGCCTAAAGCCGCCTCATCTACTGCCTGACCAAAGAAGACCTTGGCCGCACCGCTGAGCCCTTCGTTTTCTCTTACGTAATCGTCGGCTAACTCTGTCGTTTTGCCGTGTATTACGTAGCCTTGCGTTATGGCATCTTTAGCTTGTTCGGACGGGATATAGGTTTTTTCGCCAAGCGGGTTAGTAGCGTAAAGCTTTTCGCCTTTTTTAGGCAAAAACGTGCCACTTGCAATAGCGTCTGTTATTTGCGCGTCGTTATCAAAACGAACCAGCTTTTTCTTTTTTGTATCGTATAAATCAGCCATTAGCTTTTATAATCCCGCCTTGAGATTTTTTGTATTGTTCAGGACTCATTTCTTGAATCTGCTGCGTTCTGCTACCCATACCACCCATAGGCGTTATAACTTTTTGTTTTATGCTGTTGTTTAAATTTGTTTGTATTCTCTCATAAAGTGTTCTTAATTTAGTTTTATTAGTAGCGTCTAAAGAAAACATTGCAGTCGGATCAGCTATTATACTTTCTAACACTTTCCTTTCGGCGTTGGTAACAGCGCCAGAACCTAATATTTGCGTTCTTAACGATCCTTGCAAAATGTTGCGTATTGAATTGGCTTTGGCTCTATCCTCGATACTAACTGACGATAACGGCTTGTTAGCTAACTTCATTAATTCACTTACGCCGCTCATAGCGTTATTTGCCTCTGCAATTTCAGCGTCTAATTTCTCTGCTGCCGCTGGCGTTCTAGCAAGCCCGTAACCTTTAACGTATCTTGCTTGCTGTTTCTCGTCTAATAGTTGAGGCATAATATCGCCGGAAGCCATGCCAGATTTCAGCATTGCCATGCGCATAAATTGGTTTTGTGCCTCGGCTTTTTTAACGCCTAACTCAGATATTGTTGCGTCAATTTCTGCAATTTGCGCAGCGTTCTTTAATCTAGCGCCGTACATATTTAATTGATTTTGTGCTAACTCATACGAGGCCGACCGTGTTGCTGCTAAGGCCATATCCTCGTCTTGGTATCTTTGCCGCATTTTAGCTAATATACTGCCTTTAGCTTCTACTGCTTGCCTTTTTTGCGCTACTTGTTGTTGTTGTAATTTAATATCTCGATCAATTGCCCTTTCTATTGTTTCTGCTGCGTAATTTCTACCACCAGTAGATCTTGCGCCCAAAGCCCCTAACGCTAACGATATTCCAGCAAGTATTTTTTCTCCTGTGGTTCTGCTTGCCCAAAAAGATTGACCTTTTGTTGACATGTCTTCTAACTCAGAAACAGCCTGCTTGTATTCGTTTTCTATCTTAGCCGTTTCTTCTTGCCGCTTTATTGCTCGTGCTTGATCTTCGGCCAGTTGTTGTTTTTGTAAACGTTGCTGCTCTTGTAAAAAGGATTGTTGCTCCATAGCGAGCGCTTGGCCTTGCTGTTTGTACTGCTCTAAGGCTTGTTGCTGGCTACTTAATGCCGTAAGCATAGGAGAGGCTTGTGGCTGCATAGTAACAGGCTCGGCTTGCGTAACGTAATCCTCTTCTCTTACAGGCTCTTCCATAGAAACTGGTTCTATGGCAAACCGACTAGCAAGGTCTTCTTCTTCTCTGTCTAGTTTTTCAAACTCGCTCTCGTATTTTTTACGTATCTCTTCCTCGTTTAATGGCTTTGCAGTCGTTCCGACACCGTAATAACTAAGCGACTCTTTTGGTTCGACGTTTATATCTGCCATCATTTGCTCAGTTAACGCACGTCTTCTCTCGTCTATGCTTTGTTTTCTTTGTAACGCCTGTTCCTCATCTTTAGCCGCTTCGCTTTGTCGTTTTACTTGAAAGGCTGTAGATAGGGTTTTCTCAAACGTACTAGGCACAGCATTGGGCATAGCAACAGGCTCAGGCATTGGTTCAAGTGCCATAGGCTCGGGCATTGGCGGCAATTGCTCCATAACAGGGGCCATCGGTGTTGACTCTCGGTTACGCATTTGCCTTGCTAGTTCTATATCCTCTGGGCTTGGGTTAACTGGCATTATTTTTTCTCCTCTTTAACGCTGCTTCCAGATCGTCCATGCGCTCGTTTAGCATGGAAGCAACACCTAACATAAGACCGCCTGCTTTACCGTAGTCAACCATCTTGCCTTCAGGCGTGTCCATTACCATGCCTTTACCTAGCTCTGATTTTTCCATATCCTGAGCCATTGGACTAATAAATTTACCTTCGCCAGCACCGGGCATATCAGGTTCTTTATATTTCGTACTTGATAAGCCTTTTAAAGCGTCTAAAAAACTTTTGCGTTTTATCTTTACTGGGGCTCTTCTTTATTTTTTTTTTCATGTTTTCATCAGATGAATATTGGCTTTTCCCGCTGCCGGCAGCACCAAATTTGAGGCTACGCCACCCTAATGGTTTTTCGTCGTGCTTCCGCCGCTGCTTCAAACGCTCTTTGTACGGCTGCTCTATCGCCCATTGCTGCTTGATATTTTAAATTTTCAAATTGCATGGCCCGTTCAAGATCAAAATATTCAGATTGTGTTATTTGACCAGTTAAAAATCTCTCTTGCGCGTCTTTTAATTCTTGTGCTCGTAACGCTGCCTGTTGATCTGCTAAGGCTCTTTGTTGTTGTAATTGTGCTTGTGACTGTGAAAGCCCTATGTCTTGCGCTCGTGTGCCACTTAAAACGCCGCCTAATTGCTCACGTGCTGCTAATTGCTCTTGTATACGCATCGTAGCCGCATCTCTTGCCGCTTGTTGTTGTGCCGATTGCGTTGCTTGCGCTATTTGCCTTAAACCTTGCCCAGCTGTAGCACCTCTTTGCGACGCTGCTAGGGCCATCGACTGAGCTATGTTTTGTCCCGTAGCCTCTTCCAATTGACGTGCTGCTAGGCTTGGGCCTTCTCCGGCTGCTTGCGCCGCTAGTGCGTCGGCTAAACTCATTTGTCTGCCACGAACCTGTTGCTGTGGTCTTGTTTCCATGCGAGTAACGGCTGCCGTAGGTGTTTCTCTTGCCCTTGTCCTCATTCGTGCTGCTTTTAATTCGTTTCTAAGACGATCAGTTTCTTTTCTGCTTGTAAAAACCTCTTTGGTTTCGTTTTCAAAAACAAAAAGGCTCTGGTTTAAAAGTACCAGTACCAAACACACCCATCTCGCCATCACCGCCGAAAAGCTGTTTTCTTACTTTTGTAGCTTCTTGGCCCCATTTTTTTAACGTACTCATTTTGCCGCTCCTACTGTTTGTTGCGTTCTTAGCCTAGACAGGCCACCTTTAACGCCGACAAGCATGACTATATCGGATATATTTAAACCCTGTTGAAACTCGTTTGAATCTGGAAACTCTGTGATTGTAAACCTAATTGACTCGCATTTTTGTCGCTTCATATACACAGCAAACCTGTAAGCCGTGTTAGGGCCGCCGTAAGTAACATCTGCGCCGTAAGGCGACGACTCGCCGTAACGTGACGCCTCTAGTAAATCTCCAGCGTTTAAAACAACTTCGCTTTCGTAAGCAGTCGAGTAATCGTAACCACAACGCACTTGAAGGTCATGCCTACTTAAATAATCGCCTCGAACCTGCAACTGGTAAAGCCTTTGAAAACCACCGATGCCGTCAACGGCAAACCAGCCAGTCTCTAAGCTTAATGCGTAACTAGATCCAGCGTCGGTAAACACGTTAGGGTTGTCTTTTAAAACCGGACCGTCTGATTTCATTAGCACGTAAGAGCCAAGCCAGTTAACCGCTCGTTTGCTAGATAACCCATAAAACGTAGACCAATTGTTAAAGTAATAATCGTAAACAAGTATCGGGCCGGTTTCTGTCGTAAAGCGCACTTGGTTTTTATCTGCGACGAGTATCGCACTGGTTACGGTTAGACTGTTAAAATCCTCAACCTCTGCGCCTATGTAGTTTACCGACAAAGCCCTGTCGATTAGGTAGATTCCCTTTTCAGATTTAATCATAAGGCCAAGAGGCGTAACAACAACAGAGTTAGCGTTTTCAGTGCCAACGTCGCCGGTAACAAATTGAAACTCTGAAAAGCTACCGTCCAGGCCAAGGTTGTTAGGACCGTCTCCAAACGTGTAAAAGAAACGATCTTTTTTATAAAGTATAAGTTTGTCATCTAGCACACTTAGGCCGGTATCGTCGCCGCCTTCCGGTTGAAATGCTTTTTTTAACGTGTCGTTAAACTCGACGGGTGCGCCCTGCTGGTTTTCTTTTGAGTACCAAACCTCGCCACCCTCTTCTAACCCACCAAGGAAAATGCGGTTTTTAAAAACTGAAATAGTAGAACTAGCCGGTGCCGAGTAGTTATCTAAAACGCCTCCAGTCGTGTATAAAATTTCGTTAGCCGTAAACTGATCTGGGTCCTCGTCTAGCACAATGTTTACCGTATCGACGGTAACATCGTTATTTGGCGTAGCATCGACGTCGGTAAACCTGTAGTAAACCGAGCCAGAAAGGATATAGCCGACTATTCTAACCCCTGTTCTATTGGTTCCGTCTTTAGCGGTAAGCCTAAGTGTAGGGACGGTATAAGTAACGGTGTGGCTTGCACCCGCACCACCAGTGATTTGGGTTGCAGAAAGTGATGGTGCTGACCGATGTATGCGACCGTTGTTGTCGTACCACTCATATACAAAGACAGCCGTACACGATTCACCGTCGCTAATCGAGCCGCCTGTTGCAGCTGTAGCCGTGGTAATATTTTCCGGGTAAAGAAAAATTCCGTGTTCAACTACGCTTTCCCCGTCGTACATAGACAAAACGCCTCCGACAATGTGAAGCGTGTTTCCTAACTCTGCTGCTGTAAATACGTCGTTGTTGGAAAAGTCTAACGTAGTTTTGCTAACTCCGGTAGGCGTGTAAACGTCTCCGTCTTGGCTAACAAGCCTGTTCTTTTTTAAACAACTAAAACTGTACTTATCGCCAACTTTACTAACGTTGCAGAGTATCTCTCGTAAACTTAAGCCAGAAGCGAGCGAGTAAAGCTGTTTTGACGCGATGACTCCATCGGTTCTAATGACAAAATATGTAGCCTGGAACGTAGAGTCATGCACCACTCCGACAAAGTTTTGTGATGCTCCTGACGAGTCGACGTAATTAAAACACTTTGTCCACAGGCCAACTGATCTTTTAAATACCGCTGGCGTGCCAACGTTGCCAGCTTCGTCAAAGGTGTTTTGTTTAACGTATTTGTTGTAGCTAAGTGTTTCGTCAATTTCATATAGCAGGGTTGTTTCGTCGGTGTCGCTAACGTATCCGGTAATATTTCTAACAGTCGTAGATATGGAGTCGATCGTCGCTGGCGAGACAAGGGTAGTACCTCCGTTATTTACGATTGTTGCGCGTAGCTTATCGGTTGAATTGTAATAAGCTATTATGATCTTTTGGCTAGTGCCTTGTATAAGAGCTAGGCTATCGGTTGCCGCCTCGCTTTTTATGTTTTAGGTGCTAATACGCCAGCCAATACTGCTGGATCTTCATTAACAAAGCCTAGTTTAATCTCGCTTGCGCCTTGCACGTTATGAGCAAAAATCATACGTATATCAGCATAGTTTAAAATATCATTACGTAGGGTTTGACGTGTTAACCGTGTTTGATTATCTCAACTGCTGCGTCAAACTCTGTGGCCGCTTTCGGGTTAATCCTTCTCGCGTATAAAGATCCTGATTTGTAGTAGTAAACATACAGGTAAGATTTGAAAGCTAAGCAGCGAACCCTGGTTGCGCTTGCATCTATCGAGACGTCGGTAAGTATCGGAACGCCTGTTGTCTCGTCAACTATTGAAGCCCTTACGCCGCCTCTACTGTCTTCCCAAGCATATAGGCCTATTCCGTCCTTAATAGCCGAGTCAACTTGTGTCTGTTGCGCCGTGTTGTTTTATAATCTGCTTTGTTTTTGTAACGACAGATACCGCGCTGCCCTTATCTACCCATTTATCAGAGTTACTAGAAAGCGAGTAAAGGCTTTGCCCGTTATATTGTAATAATTCATTTCGGTAAACGGCTAGTGAATCACCTTTTCCAAGTTCAACGCCGTCAACGGTATTGTTAGGTATAAGATCGTGCCCGTTTCTTTTGTCTATGCGCCCGCGCTTTTTAAACACGCCGTTTTTTAATTTAACTAACTTTCCAGGCAAAACGTGTTTGTTGTCTGTCTTGGTATCTATACCCTGGCCTAAGTTAATAGGTATTTTTTGTTTTGTTAAAGCCATTAGATTATATACCACGCAGAAACGCCGTCTGAGATAAACCAAGCAGAGGCGTTGTTTGTATTTATAACGTAATTCGAGTTTGCGCCGTCTATCGTATCCGATCCGTTCGGTGCGATAGTAATGTTGTTGTCTTGTGCGCTTTGTGCGCCGTCTTTTATAACTACGGTCATAGCCGTCGTAGCGGCAGGTAGGTTTATCGTCCTGGCCGAGCTAGTGTCGATTATTAACACTACTTCACTATCGCCGCTTGTAACCGTGTACGGGTAAGCGCCGGGCGCATCGACAGATAACTCGCCCGATCCTGGACTGTTCAAAGATGTTCCCGAGGTTATTTGCACCGAAGATCCTGCGCCCGATACGTAGTAAAAGATTTAGCACCGATGCGTTGTAAGGATCCCGTGTTTGTAAGGTCAACGGAAGCCTGAGCCTTTTAGCCCAGCTGTCTTTTAAGTTACTTGCCTTGTTATCTTTAAAATCTAGCTCGCTATTTATATTTAGACCACTAGGCGTGACTTTTACGCCCTTTATTGCTAGAGTGATCGTGTAAATCTTACTTTTTTAAAGGCTTGATTTATTAATTCCGCCCACTCGGGTCCGAGTGTTTCTGATACCGTAGCCAAGACAAGCTGCATATTTGAAGTTATGGTCATTACTTTCTCCCTAGTATATCCAAATATCAACCCTGGCTGCGGCTGAAGCGTTTAATGTTATTTGCCTATTAGGAAACTCGTCTATCTCTTGTTTGTCGTATATCGTAACGTGTGCGTCTGATCTTACGATAAAATAACCTTGCGGCGAACGGTCTAATCCGTGATCGACGACGTTATCTCCCGATGATAAATCTAAACCCTGTACTAACTTGCCGTTAAGTATACTTAGGCTTGTCAAAGTTCTTAAGGTAGCGTCTACCGAGTCCTGTAAAAGCCTAACGTCTTTATTTAATGTTTGCGTCCGTCTAAACGGTTTTACACTCATACTCTACCTGTAAAGATATGGATCGTCATAGCCAAGCGTCGTTACGTCGGTAATCCTTTCCGTATCTCCGATGTCTCTGTTTTGTGCCATCTCTTCAATACGCGCTTCTATCTTTTGGCGTTCCATCATTAAAACAGAAATATCTGACTCTTCTTTTGCTAGCATTTTCATTGCCGCAGTTATAACGATGTAATCATCCCAGTTATTGCGCGATATTGACTCGTCAATAGTGTCGGTATCTACAGTTAGCCTTGTAAAGCTAGGCACGTACCACATGCGGTAACTTCCCGGAGCGTTACCCTCTGGTACAAACCGTAGTTTATTACCTACGATGCGGTATTGGACGTCTGTGTTGATACCGCGAAGCTTGTTTGTGTTCGTATTGTTATTTCTATTGGCAAAGCTAAACGGACGGAGCGCGTAGTAATCTGTATTAAACGACGCTTTGTCTAAGCCAGCTAGTTTATAAAAATCACTTGGTAGAGAATAAGAAGATCCTGACGTGATTGTAAACTCGACAGGATCTTCTATAAAGTAATCTTCAAACCTAGAAACAATCAAATCATAAAGTTCACTATATGCGTCGTTTATGTATTGATTGATCTCGTCGTCATCAACAAATTGAGAGTTTTCCATGTCTGCCCTCTGTCGGGCGCGTGTCCTGATATCAGAGAGCGAAGCCATCAGTAAACCTCCGTTGATTCCTTGCACATGTCAACAAGGTCTTTCATATAAGAAGCCATGCCCTTAGCGTCGCCTCTTTTTACGCATTCGATGACCTTCTCGCAACAAACTACCATGGGCAACGACTCATCGTCGTCACTGTCTTCTTTTTCAATTTCAAACTCTTTTTCGTAACCGCCTTTTTCTTTACCAACGTAATCTGGCTTCATTTCGCCAACGATGATACTAGCAACCCTTTTTTTTATCTCCAGGCATTAAAAGCATTTAACACCTCCTATACGTCTGCGCCGTTTTGCAGGGTTAACTCGATATGAAGGACGTCGCCACTAGCCGGATCTGTATCCGAACCGATAGCGCCTACCATCTGCAAGTCGAGTGATTTAGCAGCAACGTCAACGTTTCTTACGCCACCAAAAAGCACTGTTAACGCAGCGTCGTCAGCACCTTCAACACAAACGTGTGCGCCACGAAAAGCGTTATAAGCGTCTTCTAATGTTACCGTGTAACGTCCAGTTTCCGAGTCGGTCAAAGCAACGGAAAAACCCTTGCAAGATTGCGCAGTGATTGCGCCAGCAGCACCAACCGTGACAGAGCCGTATAATTTTACTATCTCACGAGATAAAGAACCTCGGTGTTGATAAAAAGTTCTGTTAGCCATCTATTTTATCTCCTTTAAAAAAGGGACGAGCCTCCTTGCAAAGCCCGCCCCAATAGCCAAATAAATTACGCGCCAAGGTTAACGTTGATGTTATAGCCTGGTGCTCTACAGCCAAGGTTAGAGTAAGATCCATAACGAACCTCAACACCGTCAGCAGAAGCTTGTCTAAGCATTTGTAAGCCGTCAGTGTCGATAACACGAACTGCTTTGCCAAGACTGTAAAGACGCCACGTGCTGAGCTGAACACCCATGCATCGTGAGTTACGAGCGTTTTTGATCTGGAACGACTTTTGATCGGTCCTTTTAGATCCGTCGATTCATAACGCCACGGAAGCTGAAAGTAACGTCAGTACCTGGTTTAAGGTCGATGTATTCAACTTTTAGAGCCAAGAGCCTTTTTCAACTCGCCAAATTTCTTGTGGCTAAGGAAAAAGTGGTCAAGGCGTCCACCTTCGCGGCATACTTTTTGGTCAGCTTCGATCAAAGCCTCTTCGATTGGAAGGCTAGAAGCGTCCAAGCGAAGTCCGCCAAGACGAGTAACGTCAGCAGAACGATCAACGCCAAAGAATGCTGATGAGGTCGGAGCACTATCAGGAATCCAGTCTTCAAGTCCGGCCATACCGTTGCCACGGTCACCTTCTACGAAGATGTAGTCGTCGCCTGCGATAGTACCGTTTGAATCATAGTTTCCAGTATAAGTAACAGTACCCGCGTCACGGTCAACTGCAGCGACAACCCACTCATCGTCGCCAGTCTCAGAAATTCTCTGAGAACCGCCAGATTTAGCGGAGAAAATAACATGCACTTGACCAACTTCGACGTTAGTAATGTCTTCAGGGTCCTTCATAGTAACGACAAATGTACTAGAAGTTTCTGACGGCTCTGCGCTTACCTGACCGATATAAGCTGAGCTATCGCGGAAAAGGTTGATTGCAAAGAGAGCGAGTAAGAGAGTTAATAGCGCCGTCGATCTCAGTCGTAGCCGCTTCCAATAAAACGCAATTAGCGTCGCCTTTAAGAAGCCTCAAGCGTTTCGTTGTCGATCGTAGCAATCGAGTAGTCTTTTGCAACGAGTAAGAACGAAATCAGTTGCTTGAGTGTTAGTAACTGCACCACGTGTTTGCGCGTTACTAAATGTTTTTGATCGCCCTTGCGGGTTGCCGTAAATCAAAGGAATAGGCAAGTTTTTGCCACCGAACGCTTCATACTTAGGGACAAGAGCCATAAAAGGGTTATCGCGGTAAACCATATTTTCCACACGTTCTGTCGTGTAGTGTTGTTTTAAGGCGGCGTCAAAAGCCGTTAAGTCGAGAGACATGATACACTCCATTAGGTAATAAAAATCACGCAATTACCGCACAATGCAGTAATCTAAACAGTTTGGCTTTGCGTGTCTTTAGCCTATTGCAGTGTCTTTTAAGGCTCATCTCAGAGCCAGTTACTAACCGCCAGAAGCTAACGCTTTCCTCAACATCTCAGCCGATCGCCTTTTTGACTCCTCGTCTGATAAGTAGCCCGATGAGGTTTCCGAGCTAGAAGACGGGGACGCAGATAAGGTTGACCGATTTGTAAGCGTCTTGGGAGCAAATGACTGTGGCTCTGTTACCTCTTGTTGTGTCTCATCTGAGGCCAAATCTTCGGTGTTTAATAACTTATACGCTTCTTTATATCTTTTTTCGATATAAGCCTCAACATGTTTGGCCGCAACGTTAGGGTCTATCACCTCCCCCGTACGGTCGTAATGCTCGGCTGCTACCTACAAAAACCAAGTCCCTAGCGGCTTCACCCTCATGGTTGATAAACTTGTACTCTGGTTTATCTGCCACGGCTTGATTTATTTGGTTCTTATAGCGGTCGATTAGCTCTTGATCTTTAGCCTCTTGCTCGGTCTTTTTCTCGTTCTTGCCGTCTACGCTTCGTTTTCTGCCTCTTGTCTTCTTTTTTTGTATTTGTTCAAATTTGGCGTCGGCAATTCTCTCTAAGTTTTTGCTCGTCGGTTAGATTATCGTCTTCTAATATTTTGTCGGTAATCTCTTTGTAAGATAACCCGTTAGCCTGCAAAAACCCTAACGGATCAAGTTTAGCATTTTCTCTTGCCTTTTCCCACTGCTCGTACTTGGAGTATTTTTCCCCGAACTCTTTTTCTTTTTGCGAAAACTCTTGTTGGCGGCGATGTATCTCCCTCTCGCGCCGTGTTAAAGCCGCAAACCGCTTGGCAAAGTCGACGTTTGACTCGCCAGGCTGCTGCTCGATAGCTTCGCTCGCCTGTTCTTGTTGTGGGGCCGTATTCTCGTGACCTTCGGGCGCCGTCGCCTCGGTGCTGGTTGCCTCTTGTAGCATAAAGTATCTCCCTACGTTTATTTAGTATCTTTAGCCTTGTGGCATTAAATCACTTACGGGTGGCGCTTCCGGTACACCTAAAGCGGTCATATCCTGACCGGATGCTAATGGTTCGGCTGGCATTGCCGGTGGCATTGCCGGTGGCATTTGCTGCTCGATTATACTCTCGACTTGATCTTGAAACTTACGCAAGACGTCTAGTTTGTCCTCCGGCATGTTGTTCTGCAAGTCCGCGGAGCATGTATGTTTGTGCCATCTCTCTTGCAAACTCTAAATTCATCCTCGGAATCAGGACTAATGTAATCTTTTACCAGCGTTTTTAATATTGTGCTCTATAACCCTAATAACTGCGTCACGAGAGCCTAGCTTGATCTTGTTGGCTTTAGCCAAGTCGGGAAAGTCTAGTAAGTCTAATGCCTCTTCTTGCGTATAAAAACCAGCCTGGACGAGCTCCTGAACAGTTTGAAACTTTCCCGCTGGTGTTGATGGCAGAAAGTTTGTTGGATATGCCCTAATTGAAATTTTGTCGTCCGGGATATCAACGTCTTTAAATTTAATCTCTTGGGAGAATGAGCCATCTTTAACCCTAATCGTTGGATTTTTGCCTTCGGCTACCATATCCCTTAGCATGTCTAAAACCATATACGTAGCTTCCATGTAAAAGTCTTCGTACATGTTTTCAGTTAAAGCAAAACGCTCGGTCTGTATATCCTTGTACTCACGGATTGCCCGACCACTATCAAGGCCACTTGGCTTTTGACTGGTAGCGCTCATCAGCGAAATACCCGTAATCTCGTAAGCCTTCCTGTAAAGCGTCTCAAGATGATTGTATATCTCGCCACTCATTGCCTGTGGAGTGTAAAACTGTGGTCCAGTGCCACGGTAATACTTAATACCGCCAATTTCGTTATTGATCTTTTTACCTGGGATCTTGCTGCTAACGTCTAGCCAAACTTGCGGGACGGCTACTAGGTGTTGTGCTAGCTGAATGTTTCTAAGTGTTTTGTTAATTTCTAGCTGTATACCGATTAACTCTTCGGCTAATCCCCTGCCGTAAAAGCCAAGAGGATGCAACGACCAGCGTTGGAATAGAAACGGGAAGTATTGTTTTTCGTACTTATCGACAGCCAAAGTACAGTTTTCTATCGACATGCAGTAGCGGCCATCGTCACTGTTCGGGCCACTTGGTAAATGCCAGCTTTCTGCGACTTGAATCATATCCGCCGTAGAGCGTGATTCCATATCTCCTTGCAGGCCACTTGGGGCAGCAGCAATGGCGTTGTGATATTTAGCCGGGAAAAGATCGAATAAAACCTCTCTAAAAATTAGCTTTACCCTATGTATCTGCCGTGGGTTTCTATATCTACCTTCGGCGTCGTCGACTAAAATCTCATCGACAAAGTTACGCTCGGCTTTTACCTCGTTGTCGTCTTGAAATAAATGAACCGGGCCAGTACCAAAAATACAGGCATCGACAAAACACTGCCTTCCGATACCCCAGAACGTGCGGTCTTCTCCCGTACCCGTACCCATTTTTTCGTATAAGCCCTGGAAAAAACTTGGTAAGCATCTTGGCCCGCTGTTGCAAATCCCAGCTTGCGCCTTCGGTTAAAAAGAAAGGCCGTGGTCTTGGTACTTTGATTATTTTACTACTAGCCGTATCGATACTAACTTTTAATAACGTTGTAGGTAACGTCGGTTTGACCGTTAAAGTTCTGCGCGTCGTTCGTCCTATTAAAAAGACCACCCGATAGCGATGTGATCTCCATATTAGAGTAAAGCCTAGCAAACTTTAGGTTGTTCGTTGACCTGTACTCCTGATGTTTGCGGATGTTTTTAATCGTAGCCCAGACGTGCGTGTGCATCTCCTCTTCAGGTTGCTCCCACCACTTAGTCTTAGGCTTTTATGCCTTTATTTTGCTGCGTGTTGTATGTCTCCACCGGCACGTTTGGGGTCGATGTAATAGGCATTAGTTTTATCCTTCCAATCCAGCCATGGGATTCATTAGTATATCTTCGTCAGTTGCCGTCCTCTGGCTTTTCATAATTTCTGCCATCTCCTCAGCAGCACGCATAGCCTCTGGTGTTGGTGGTAGGTCTAGGTCAAAATCTATATCGCCCAGCTTCATACGGCTTACTCGTTTTTCAATACAAACATCAATTAATGCTCTTACGTATTCTATTTTCAACCCCAATCCCTTTCCCAAAACGGTTGCGTCATTTCTTGTTCGATTCGTTCCGCCTCTTCTAATTCCCAGTCGTCTAGCTTTTCTGTATCGCTTCTCTGGTCCTTTACCACCGGAACGGATAAATATTGATAACACTCGCGCCAGCTATAAAGCGCAGCATCGGATAAATGATTCTCGCAAGCCGGATGTTCTTGCCTTTTGTCCGAGCGCTCGTCCCATATAAGAGATCCCCACTCGTCACGTAACGCCAAAGTTTCTTCGCAGTCTATAACCTTAATCCTGCCTTGAATTAACTCGGCGTTCATTATTTCGATAAACTCGGCCTTACCCGTTTTTGTAGCCGGTACAAGAGACAATTGATAACGGCTTTTTAACTCTTCTACCGACTGCTTTGCTGCGTTGTCTATGACTGTTCTATAAATATCATATTTTTTGGTATAATAACTAATTCTCTCGGCAACGTCGCTTATAATCATCTTCGAAGCTTTGTAGGTTTCTATCACGTACAGGTTGTTGTCGTGCGGCGAAAAAGCACACACAACAAAGGCCGAGGGATCGTCCCAACCCAAGTCAACACCTAGCACGTAACTGTATTGCCCTGGCGGTAGTTTATCTGTAGCATTTCGCTGCTCGTTGTACTTGTAAACAAGAGCCGAAATGTCTGTAACCCATTCTTTTAAATACATACGCCTGAAAGACGGCGTTTTCTCGATGCCTGGGTTGTTTTTCTTGAGAAACTCGATTCGTTTTTGCCAAACCTCACGCATGTAAGGGTTATCTAGCGTATCCCACTCATGATGCGTCCAGCCGCCTTCTCTGCCTGTAGTAATCTTGTGAAATAATGAATCAAGTAGATCGGTTGGCGTTCCTGCCATCGAAAGCGTACCGTCGTAATCCGATAACGCTGGCTCGATCATTTCGTAGCATAGCTTAGCCATATCGATACGAAACGATCCGCCTTCGTCAATAAACGACAAGCTTTAGCTTCCCGCCTAGTACCTTGTCCATTTCGTCTTTGCCGCTATCTGCGCCCTCTAGATAAATAATGGATCCGTTTGGGCACGTAATGCTTAGTTCTGACTCGTTAAACTTACAACCAAGATTCATTTTGCGGTCGATGCTTTTAAAAACATCTTTCCACATAATCTTTTTAGCTGTCTTGCGCGTTAGGCCGATATAAGTGCACGTACACTGAGGCTCGGCAAATGCGGCGCGAAACAACTTTAGCCCAATGCCAAACGACTTGCCAGCTCTTCTCGTACATAAAAGCCCCACTCGTGGCGAGTCGTCAAGAATATAGGCTTTTTGCTCTGGAAACTTGTTGTCGTAAAACTTTAAGCGAGGCGTATTTAACTGGCGCTCGCACTCGGCCAGCACGTTAATAGCCCACTCTCTCGTTTCATTTTCTCTTTGCACTTTTACCGTTTTCGATTACGAATTCAGACTCATCGACTTCGCAGTAAGCAACGTTAGCAAACGTCGTAAACGCCACCTTCTTTGCCACCTTATCTTCCATGCGCACCATGGTCGCTTGGATCTTTGGGTTATAAAACGCTCGGATATCGTAGCGGTCGCCATAAAAAAATGTTGTCTTCTTTACCCAGCTTTATAGTTTGCGCTGTGCGTAATACTTTCATTTTCATTTAATAAACCCCTAAATATTAAAAACGGATCGTAAAACGGCACGATATTTCTTACACAAGCTTTCATGAAACGGCCCGGTAGCGTGTGTGGCTATCACTGGAGCTCCGTTTGTGTGATTAGTATATGACTTAGCCTCTCTGTAAAAGCATCGTTCCGATGCCTAGGTTTCTAAACGGCTGCTTTACAAAAAACGTAGTGTATTATTGCGGGTCCGTAGTCGCTTGGCTCGGCTACGATATAGGCCAAATATCTGGTTAATAATCGTCGGGGTTGTGAGCGCAGATAACGTAACTTGTTTGCAGTATGTAGTTAATAATCTCTTTTTGATTAGCATAGTAAATTTCTTTGTCGACGTAGCGCATAGGGTTAGAGCCTTTAGCCCACGATGCGCGATATGACTTTAGCCAGCTATGATAAATAAAGTTACTATCCTCTTTAACAGCAAGCCTCGTTACTGCCGGGACATAAATAGTTTTTTCTTGATCGCTCATTTAGTCCTCTTCTTTTTGCAGTATTTCCAAAGCCCTCTGCCCACGCGCTATAATTTCGTCACGAGGCAGGCCGCTAAAGTTAAACTGATTGTTGTTGATCTCGATATGAGGTTGCACCTTGCCAAACAAACGGTCCAGCATAAAATCAAGTCTACGGTTATCGCCTTCTTTAATCCCGACAAGACATATTCTTGCAATCCAGTGATCCATCACTTGTCGCGACTTATCTTTTAACACTTCCTCTAGACCGTAGATGTCCATTTGAAGGAACTTAACAAGCCTCTGAAGCGTTTCAATTTTGGTTAGGTTTGCGGCCTTACGAAGTTCTGGAGGCGTCTTCGGACGGCCTTTGCCATTACCAGATTCTCCTTTCTTCCAAGGTCCTTAGATTTTTTGTTGTGTCCTACTGTTTTAGCCATTGGTCTTACAGGCCTTTTTTCCAGTGTATTCCTGCCATCTTTTAATTATAACGCTGCAGTAGTGCGGGTCGATCTCCATGCCGAAACATTTGCGGTTTGTCTTTTCGCAGGCGATTAGTGTCGAGCCTGAGCCGAGAAAGAGATCAACTATATTATTTCCAGCTTTTTCATGTTCAAAGCAAAGTTCCACTAACTTGGTTGGCTTTTGGGTTGGGTGAACTCTTTTTCCGCCGTCGGCGTTTATATATCCGGCATGTTTAACTCTAAAAAGTCTTTGGTATCCTTTATCTTTATTAACCCACACTATTTCAACCTGAGAGCCTATGCAAAGATCCACATTTTTATCATCGTCTACACTGTCACTTCTTTTGTCCCAACAATGCCAAATACCTTTTTTAGGTAGGATATGAGTAAAATTATTAGCACCCCAAACATACTTAACGCAATCAAGCCCAAACAACACAGACATATCTAAAATAACATCATCGTTTTCAATCATTTTAAAATTGTTTTGGCCTTTAAGATTACCTCTTAGATTTTTATTATCGTAACTAATTCCATAAGGCGGATCAGTAAAAACCATATCAGCCTTCTCGCCGTTCATAAGCCTATCAACGTCCTCTTTACTCGTCGAATCACCGCACATCATCCGGTGATCACCAAGCTGCCAGATATCGCCACGTTTAACGCCAAAAACATTATCTTCAACTTCTGGCACTTCGTCGTCGTCGATATTACCGCCACCACCTTCTGCCTTGTTATCTTCCCAATCAAAACCAATATCGGCAATAGCGTAACCATCCTCGTACAAAGCTTGCAATTGCTCTCCCAAAACATCGTCATCCCACACCGCCAGCTCTGCCGTACGGTTATCGGCCAGGGCAAATGCTTTTGCTTCGGTCGCGCTCATGTCGTCTGCAACGGCAATTGTTATGTCTTCCCATCCCAGTTGTTTAGCTGCCTCGACCGTTCCGTTACCTGCGATAATAATCCCGTCACGCACTACGATGTTCTTACGTTGTCCGAACTGCTTAAGACTCGCTTTGATCGCATCCAGGTTTTTCTTGTCGTGTTTTCTTGCATTGGTCGTGGATCTGCTAGCAGACTCGCTATCTTTACCGTCTTTGTTTCCATGCCTAAAAATCCTGTCGTAGTTATCAAGATACTCTTTTGATTTTGGCTCGGCGTAGGTGATCGCACCTCGTAGGTTTTTTCTGTGACTCATCTTCACTCCAAAAAAAAAGAAACGTGTAACAATTTACACGCTTCTCGAATCAGGGAAGCACCACATGGGGAACCAATCGCGTATCGGAGAACGCACAAAAACCATGAGGTGTTCCATGTGAAACATTGGACTGACTTTTTGTCTCGTATCGGTTAATAACACTAACCTTGCAGTTATTTCTTTTTCTTTTTTTTCTTTGCCTCTTCGGCTTTAGCCATGGCAATCGCGATTGCTTGGTTTTGAGGCTTACCGGCTTCGATCTCTCGTGCGATGTTTTCGGCAATCGTCTTTTTGCTTGAACCCTTCTTTAAAGGCATAGCTTTAGTCCTTCGTTACATTACCGTAATTATTACAATTTTTACTAATTATTTGCTATCAGCTGCCGTTAATACTGTATAACCTACACGATAAAAGCAAGGGAGAAAAGCCATGAGTCGAGAAAAAAATACCGAACGCAAAGCCTACGAAAAACGGTGACAAACGCTGTAACTGCTGTGGTTTTACTTACGACCGCGAAGATTTTCTAGTGCGCGGGTTATGGTCACATGGCCTGTACTACCTAAACTGCGTCGGCTGCCTCTCAACCCTAGCCGTCAAAGGCCCAAAAGACGCCCGTACTGAGCAATAAGAAACGCATCGTGCCTGCCATCGTCCATCTTCCTTCCTCTTGGCTTGTACAAAGGAGAGCCCTTTTTTTGCGTACTCTGGCCAACGCATTTCAATAATCTGCCGTGACTTTTCCTTAGCCTTAGCCTTTGGGTCAGCGCCCTTGTGCATCGCCGCGCACCATGTTGCCGGACTTACCAGGACGTATGCCATATCCAAAGCCGCACAAGATTCAAGCACCCCAGCCGACTTTGCGTAATTGAAATTGCCAAGCCTGCCATCAGGCCGGTATTTAAACTCAGAATCAACGGTCCAAACCGTATTTTTAATTTGAGCTAGCAAATCGCCAAATAGAGCCTCCCAGTCACTTTTTAATACCTGGGTACCACTTTTGTAATTTAGCCAACTGTGAGCGAGTTTAGCGGCACTCAGGCGCATCTCAATCATCTGCTTCCATCTGTCCATGCTGAGAGCGTCGGTTGGCTTAGTAAATGCCTTTTCTATGAACACGCCAACTTGTCTGTGGGTTATGGTTAGTACCTCTTGGTAGACTTGCGCCGTACCGTGAGCCGAGAGGCTTGCGCCTTGATAGGGCATGTCCCAAACCTTTACGATCTCGCCTGCCTCGTCGATTAAAACGAACGCTCCACTTTTGCCAGGGTCAACACCCAAAACGAAATTCAAATCCCACCTCCGGGTTACCAGGTTTCCAAGTTACCAATCAGTTCCCATTATTATTTTTTTTTCCTTTTACCCTTATATATATATATATTTTTTATTTTTTATTTTTAAGTAGTAACTCTGTTAACCTTAGATACCTTCTTAGTAATCATTGACTTTTTTCGGTTTCCAAATTTTTTACAGTTACCAAAAATAGGGCAAAAGTTACAAAAACGGTTTTCCAACTGCCACTTTTTTAGTCAAACCGAGCACAACTTTTTTGGTTACTCGATTTTCCTTAATCGCGGTTATTTTGACTCGGTTTCTAAATTTTCTGACCACCCATTTCTTAAAAGCATTCTTTTCTTGCTGCGTCTTAAAGAAGCTACGCATTGCCAGGGTCAGGTCAGATTGCATGATGTATGGGTTCGAATTGAGCGTTTCAAAATTAAGGTTTGGTTCGACAGTATAATGAAGGTCCATAAAGAGCTCAAAATCTTCCTCGTTGCTTTCTGCTATTTCAATTGCCTGATTATTATTCACAGGTATAGGTTTGTTGTCGGGCATACAGTTTGCTTCATACATGGTTTTACATATGTCTATTATTCCTGGTGCTTCGTGCCAAAGTTTCTCCTCGTAGCCAGGGTCAATGGTCTTATCGACCTTTTCCGACAACTCGCAATAAATAATCCGCCTTTTGATCGGAATGTTCACTGCTGATATTTAGGCGACCAGTTTAGACGTGAAAAATCAATTTTACCGTCAAAAATAGCGTCGTAGCTTTGCGCCGTACTTACGCTCGCAACTTTTGCACGTCGCCACCTGTTAGGCTTTTTCCGAGGCCTGTTGTAACAAATTGCCGATCTTCAATATCGTTAAATATCACGCACTTAGCCCGCATGATGTTATCAAGCCAAAAACCAGGATTTTGCCCTTTAGTCGGTGGATTTGCCGAACGGCAAGCCTCGCCCAAGATTTTTTTCAAAAGCCTTGTAATACAACCCTTTGAATCTTGACCGGAGCCTTTTAGCCAAAGGTACTGTTGCTGTTTACTATGAGGATAAAAAAGAGAGCCAATAAAGGTCATAAAGGCAATCTTGTTACTCATGCGGTCGGTAATTTCGTTAAAAACAGGGGTAGATCGATCACCGTCAGGGTCAAAACAATGCTTAGTAAAGCAGTAGCCAGTTTCACTAGCAAATCTCACCGAGTGAACATTTTCTAAAGGCAGTGTTAAATCAAACCACATATCGACGCATTTTTTGGCATCGTCAACGGTCCAAGACCAGTTCTGGTCACTCTCTACAGCCCACACGTACTGCAACACAGTGCGCCTAATCTCGGCAACGGAAACGTAGGCAAGTTTTTGTAGGCTTTCGCTGACAATCTCAACCGGCACGTAAACGCCTTCGCACTGTTCGACAAGGGCGTAACGCCTGGGAAACGGCCTGCGCAAACCAGCTTCCATACCGTTCATGTGACGGCAAAGCCTGAAATAATAGTCTGCTTTGTTAGGCTTTTTTTGTTGGCCTGAGGGTTTTCGCTCGGGGTAGTTGATAACGTTCGACACTGCGCCTCCACCATAAAGTCCTTGTTATTTTCGATCGTTACTCTATAATGGGACCAGTTCATTACAAAGCGACTCCGCTAATCGCACTTTAAAAACCTCGTTTCCGGTCAAACGAGGTTTTTTTATTGATATAAAGCACAGTATGCGGATATAAAGTATCTGTATATTATACAACCTGGGGACGTAGTAAACATGAAATTAAACGGCGATAGACTAGGCGACGCCTTCCACGTAAGGCTAACAAAAGACTGCGAGGATTTCGTAAGAGCGCAGGCCAAAGGTTTTACGGTGTTTCTCCGACTACGTTTATCAGGATGTTTATTATAGAAAATATGAGCGAAGGAGGTAAGGAGGAGTCGGTTATGGACCAAAAAAATTTAGCCGCATAATCCAAAAAATAGACAGGGCCGAAGAGGCCGAAAAAGACGATCTAAACTGCGAAGAGGCCTTTTGCGGCCAGTCCGAAAAAACTTACGCTTACGACTAAATCAGCTCGAAATGTACAGCATCGAAAAACTGGCCCTTTTCCCGTGGCCGGTGGTTTACGTCAAAATCACCTCCCCAACGAAGCCCAATACCCTTAGCCTCAGCAATACCTAAAACAAACCCTGCGAAGTAACAGAAAGCGTAATGATCGTTCCACGGTATGCCCACAACGGCAAAGTAAGGCGCAACGTCTACGGCGTAACTAGGAAAGCTGTTGTGCTTACTATCGGGAAAACGAAGCTGGCTTAGGCCCTTACGGTGCAACTCGTTTTGTTCGGCTTCGGCACGGTAGCCTGAAATGATTGTACAATCCCTGTAACGAATCACCTCATTAAAAACTAAGTTGCTTTAGTTTTTTTATCGCTACTTCTACTAAGTTTTTTGTTTACTTTTCTCTGAATAATGATACATATTACCTCTACAAATTATTAACCAATATATATTGGATTTTAATTACTATGACAATGAAAAAACTACTAGTTGAGATAGATGAGTACAAAAAAGACATGCTCGTGCGCTCTGCAAGGAGCCAGGGGAACGACTGTAGCGTTTATCGTTAGGAGGATTATAGATGCTTGGGCAGAAGAGTATAACAGCAGTTCTACGCAAGAGATTATTAAAAGAGGCTTTGAGACATCACAGCCTTGGCGACCAAAGCCGTCGAGGCGCAAAGGATAGTACCAGGATTTTAATTGTGCACCTACGCTTCCTTGGCTTGATCCTAAATCGGGTTGTTAATGGCGGGCATTAAAGAAAAAATTAAAGCGGCTGGCCTAATTATAATACTGGTTGCGTATTTAATCGTAAGAAAACTATTTGATAAGGAACCACAAGCATGAGTGATTTAGTAGTAAGCGCAGAGACAACACCTAGCGCAGCGTTTATTGACCTAACGCCAGAGAAACAGGTTGACGCTGCCGGTAAGATTGCAACGCTTCTTTGCGACGTAATAGAAAAGCAAAAACTCTACACGGACCTGCGCGGGAAAAAATACGTTAACGTTGAAGGCTGGCAAACGCTCGGCTCGTTTCTTCGCGTGCTGCCAAAAGAAAGGCAAGTGACAAGACACAACGACGGTACGTTTGAGGCCCACGTTGATCTAATAGATCGTCACGGCCAGGTTGTGGGTAGCGGGTCGGCTATTTGTGGCGCGGACGAGTCGATGTGGATGAAACGGCCAGAATACGCACGCCGGTCAATGGCTATAACAAGAGCAACGGGCAAAGCCTACCGCATTGCTTTTTCTTGGATCATGAACATGGCTGGCTATGAGCCTACACCATTAGAAGAGATGGACCACGTAGAGCCTACGCTTTACGAGGGTACGGCTAAACAAAAGCAAGCACTAGCGGCGATCTGTAAAAACAAGCACGCGATTGAAGAGCCTGAAATAATGAAAGAGATTCATACGTACCTAATAAAAGAAAACGCGCCGTTTTTAAGTATCGAAACCGAAATAAATAAATACGTAAAAGAAAGGACTCTGTAATGTTAAACAAATGCACGTTTATTGGAAACCTAGGGATAAAGCCAGAGTTAAAGCACACGGCAAACGGCAAGCCTTGGACGCGGCTAAGTGTTGGCGTAACGGAAAGCTGGAAAAACGCAAACGGCGAAAAGCAAAGCGAAACGGAATGGGTTAACGTTTCGGTTTTTGGCCTACCGGCAGAAAACGTAGTTAAGTACCTAGACAAGGGCAGGCAGATTTACGTTGAGGGCAAAATGAAAACTGATAGCTACGAAAAAGACGGCGTTAAAAGATACTCGACAAACATCATAGCAAACCAAGTTTTATTTCTAGGCGGATCAAACGATAAAGCGCCAGAGCCAACAAACGATAACTTTTCGGTGCCGTTTTGAACCAAGCATTATTAAAAAAAGGTTGTGACTTAAGCCATAATAGTTCGCGGTCGTTGTCGTCGTCGCGGTCGTGGTCGTGGTCGCGGTGGTCGTGGTCGTTGTCGTCGTCGCGGTCGTGGTCGTGGTCGCGGTGGTCGTCGTCGCGGTCGTGGTCGTGGTCGTGGTCGCGGTGGTCGTGGTCGTCGTCGTCGTCGCGGTCGCGGTCGTGGTCGCGTCCGTTGCCGCGGTCGCAAATTAGAAATTATTAAAAGGGAGTAAAAATGAGAACAGCACTAGAAAGATTAATTGGCAAGCC